ACCGATTAATCAATCCTGTGAAGATATGGATGCATCACGCTTCTTCAGATACTGAGCATAAAAACTATTCTCGATACTGTTGGGATAAACGAGTTCAATCTTGGTTAAACTGCAATATTAATCAAACACACACTGTAGACTGTTTTGAAGGAGACATTGGCTCTGCGACATCAGACATTGCTATCATGTTTGATGCGGAAGCATCTGTTGTCCCAGAAGTCTTAGCACTCGCACAAGAGACAGGATGTGATGTCGAGCTTGATGATGAAATTACGAGCGCACATCGATACCTTGTAGGCGACACCTCAATCTCTGCAATCTTAAAAAAATGATGATTGCGCATTATCATTTTTCATGCTAATTTATGTGTGCAAGTTGTATAACGATGTGAACGCTGGCGAACAGCGCGGCACAGGCTATCGTTTAGTTGTGCGACCGTAGGGAGCTAGTGATGAAACGGAGTTTCTTAGGTCTTACGCCACCCTTGCGTCTTTTTTCTATTTGCTTATTACTAAGATATTTGATATATTAATCAAAGATAAAGATTTAACCAGATATATGGAGTAGGCAATGCCAAATTGGTGTAATAATAATCTAACACTCACTTTCCCCACAAAAGAAGAAGCTAACGAACTTTTCCAGCACATGAAAAAAGAAGCAGATGATGACAATTGGTCATTCTTTGGTTTCTTTGTTCCCGAAGAATGGGATCAAGACTCGTGGTACTGGTCTCGTGTTGAAGCGTGGGGTACTAAGTGGGACGCTAACATCATTGACATGAATTGGATAGATGATCTAAATGTAGTAATGACATTTGATACTGCATGGGGTCCTCCTATTGGTGTATATGATGCTGCACATGAGCAAGGTATTTATGTAGAAGCTACTTACTACGAGCCTGGTATGTGTTTTGTAGGTTCATATAACTCTGAAGAAGGTAATGAACACATTGACTACACACATTGCGAGACTCCAGAAGAATTACGTGAATGTATTGGGGATGATCTTGATGACGAGTATGGTGTTTCTGAGTGGATGCAAGAGTACTTAGAAGAAGAGCGTCTTTACGCGGAAGAGCAGGAGAAGTCTGAGTGATTTATTTAGACGTTGATGGTGTAATCGCAGACTTTTATGTAGGTCTTCAAGCACTAGGCTGGGAAGGTGAATTGTTTGTAGAGCCAGGTAAGCTTGAAAAGTTTATGGCTAAAAACTATACTCAAATCTTTAGGACTTCACCTCCTACTTCTAATATGCAATTCTTTAGAGCTATGTACTATAAAGAAAATGATATGAAGATTCTTACTGCAAGAGGTTCACACTATAAGAAAGAACACATTAATACTGTGATCGAAAATAAACACTTCTGGCTAAATCAGTTCGGTTTTAGGAGCGAAGATATTATTGTGGTCGAACAGTCTAAAGATAAACTTCCTTATTGTCAGCCAGGAGATGTGTTATATGATGATAAACGATGGACAATTAAAAAATGGAATGAATTAGGTGGTATAGGTTTTCTTGTTTACAGTGAACATTCATGGGATAAAAATTGATGGACATTAGAGATCAAATTATCGAAGGTATGGAAGATGGGTGGGTAGAACCATATTATCTTGTAACATCATTGATTAAGTACATGACTACAGACGAACTTGTAGACTGTATAAAAATTAATGAAATTGAACTGCCTGCCATAAACTATGACTCGGAGAATGAAGATGATAATTAGTACCTATTGGGGAGAGGGTGAGTATAAAGATAGAATTGCTCATGTCTGTAAAAATGAAGAAGGATTCTATGTTAATATGTACCTACAAGATGGTCATGTAGAAAAACGACCACTATATGAGCATAGCGAGCGTTATGCTGAAGATTGTGCAGAAAACTATGTTTTGGGGATATTTGATTGTGGCTAAAAAAGATTTTGGAGAAGTTGTGGGTAAGTGTTCTGTATGTACAATTAATATGTGGGATGCTAGTGGGGGAGAGCCAGCTATTTGGCCTTGCAACGTAAAAGGCTGTCCTTATGAAGATGAGAAAAATCAACACGCTCATCATAATGTTAAGCATGGTTCACCTTTTGGTTCAGGGCTTGGGCAAATTGACTTCTAATTATCATTTCAAAAAAGACGCTCTACTACAACTAATGGTTATAACTATGGAAGAGTGTGGTGAACTTACTCAAGCTTGCAGTAAATCTATTAAACACAATAATCACTATACTAATAAACTACTCAAAGAAGAGATTGGTGATGTTTATTGCATGATTCAGCTTTTAGTTGAGTTTGGACTAGTTAAGGTTGATGATTTGGAAGAAAGAGCTTTATATAAAAGAAAAAAACTAAAAACTTGGAGCAAGATTATAAATGATATTTGATCAAGTACTTATAACTGATATAAATCATTATACAGACCAACTATTTTGTTTTAGAACTGAACGTCCTGCTTCTCACCGATTCACAGCAGGGGAATTTAATATGCTTACTTTAGATGGTAAGTTAAAAAGAGCTTACTCATATACGTCCGGCCCGTATGATGAATATTTAGAGTTTTACTCAATAAATGTAACTGACGGAGCTTTCACTTCTCAACTTTCTCAAATGGAAGTTGGTGACGAAATTATGATAGGTAAAAAACCTACTGGTTCTTTACTTATGACTAATCTTACCTCTCATAAAGAAAATGACAATCTTTGGCTTTTTGCTACTGGCACAGGTATTGCTCCCTTCATCAGTATTTTACGTGATCCTTTTACCTATGAGCAATTTGATTGTGTTTTTGTTGTTTGGTCTGTTTCACACAAAGCAGATTTACAGGCATTTGATGAGTTTTTAGGAGAAGAAGCAGATATACTTTATATTCCGATAGTAACACAAGAATCATGGGCTAATAACGAAAGAATTACTACTATGATTCAAACAGACAAAATTATGAAATATATTAGTCCCGATAATGCTCGTATTATGCTCTGTGGTAATATGAGTTTTAATGAAGATATGAAAGAGATACTTGAAGATAGGGGGTTTGTTGAAGGCACGCGCAACGAGCCTGGAACTTTTGTACTTGAACGTGCGTTTGTAGAATCATAGGAGGTAAATATGAGCTGGCAAGACCACACTAAGTCTACTGAAGAGACACTGAGAGATGCTCTTATGGAAAAAGAAGGACAGATTAATATTCTAAAGAGAAATGTAAATGAACTTCAAACGCATCTTCAACAATCATATAAAAAGATTGACCGTAAGAATTGTGAGATTGAAAAGTTACAAGGAATGCTTGTGGAGGTTGTAGTTGAAAAATCGTAGTGGCTCTCATCCTATTCAAGATTACTTTGACCCTAAAATGCAAAATAAAACTCATGAATCTAGGAAACGTATTAAACTTAAAGAAAAGTTTAAGAAACTTAAGCGTAAACTTAGAATCTCAACAGGGTTGCCAGACAATGAGAAGGATAATTAGATACAGCGCGATATCCATTTGAATTATTTTTAAAATTGCCTTCTGCTCTAATTTCAGATATATTTAATCTCTTGAACGAAAAAGGAGCAAATCTATGATAAGCAAGTTTTTTACTCTTAAAGTGATTGAACCTAATGGTATATCACACAAAGCAAACTGGAAAGAGCGTTTTATATGGCTTTTTACAGGTTGCCACCTGAGAGACGAGAAGGTAGTCTTGCGCTACCAAGAGATGATTAAAAACCATAAATAAATAAGTCGAGCAACTCTTAAAAATTTCACTTTGCTGTTGCTCTTTTCTAAATTTTTCGATATTATGTATATACAAGATGAGTTGAGGCATCATCCTCCGAGCAGGCACTGCTACCCTTGTGGAAAGCACTGCGCAAGTTAAATTCGGTTAATGATCCAACGGAGTCACGGAAAGCGTCTCAGCCTGTAACTTATCTGTCCCACGCTCATGGGTGAAAGAAGCCGTTTACTGCGATAAAGTAAGTGAGGCACCACTTACGACTCCCAAGCCAAACCTACTCGATGCTTGTAAATATATCCAGAGTAGGCGCATTGCACAACGCGCAACCGTGCCATCGGCTCTGAGGGGCAAGGGGAAACGATGTAAAAAACATCCCCACCTCTTTCTGGGTGAGCTCCCGTCGCCTGTCGCCTACCAGCGACGTGTTGTAGCTCCCCGAAACGGTAAGGGTCTTGCTTTGGGTATTGAGTTCTTTTTCTACCAACGGGGGTAGTCAAAGTCAATCTCTTTCACTCGTTTGAAGAAGGCTCATTCAACAGGCGGGTGTGGGGGCTGTGTTGGAATCTAACTAAACATTCTGTTTGCTTTTTACTTAAATATTTCGTATTATCTATATGTCGTTGAGGTAAGGGATAACCGACTCTAAAGAACCCTCCGCAAAGTCTCAGGGGAAGTCCTGTCAGTATCGAACGCAAGAGAAGCCCACGATGTGTTAAGCACTAGGCACCATTCAAAACAACCTTCGCTAGTAGAGAACACAGTCTTCCCCATGATTTTTGAATTGCTTGTAGGTTATTTATTTGATATTATGTATTTATTGAATGAGGGAACGGCAATGCCTCTGACTATTGCCATCACGTTTCAGAGCTAATCGAGGTGAATTATGGCTGAAGCTACTCTAAAATCTGCAAATTATACTGCGGAAATGGTCGATACTATGATCGAAATGTATAATGAACTCGGCAACGATGGTCTTGACCAGATTGCTGAATCAATGGACAAAACTGTTCGTTCTGTCCGTTCCAAGCTCGTTCGCGAGGGAGCATATGTGGCATCTCCTAAAAAGTCTGCCGCAAAGCAGGATGGTCCTTCTAAGAAAGAAATCCTGCGTGATATTGAAGCTCAAGGCTTTGATGTTACTGGATTCGAGGGTGCAACGAAAGACGCACTAACTCGTTTGATGGGTGTAGTAGCGCACTAAGACCTACTACTATCTGCTCAGTGCCGTTGGCTGTAAAGCGTTGCAAGGCTGAGTAGAAAAAACAAATGTCAGGCTGGGCGTGCACAGCCCTACGTAACAAACTACTTCGGTAGGGTCAGGCATTTAGTTTAACCCATGGTTGGTAAGCAGTTAATTCGATATTACAAGCGCCAACTTGCATCCTGGGTATATAACCAGGCTCTGCTCTGTAAAGGGGGTTAGCTACCCCCACCACAGTGTCTCAGTGTGGATAAACTAACTGAGAGTCGGGGAAGGAATCACACAGTGTATTGTGCCTTCACGGTGGCAGGCGAGGTTGGTGGCTGTCACCATCATCATCAAACGGGTACTGACTATTCGGAGTAGTCGGTGTCTAAGAGGCTTCTAGGTTGGCCTAACCAGACAACCAAGGGAATAGCCTACCAGACAGGTCAGTGTGTTTAGTTCCGACTTTATACACGAATTGCACAACAACGTGCATCCAACAGAGGAGAAAGCAAAATCTCAAGCTAGAGTCAACAAGCCAATGTGGGGAGCGCACCTTACACCTTGTCTGGCACGGAGTTGATCCTATTGATTGATCATCACGATCTAAATGCTCGTGGAGGGAGTGGACAAACGTAGTTCACTCCCTTCTTGCGTTTTAGCCCTATATTTGATATACTGTTTACAGAAAATGAGGAGATAGGCATGACAATGAACCACGACATCACAATTATTCGCAACTGCACCACTTCAACTCAACTTTTTCCTGTTGTAGAAACTTTTGCATATCAAGTATCTGAACTAGAAGATCGTCTCAAAAGAGCAGAGTATGCTTATGATTGGGACGCTATCGAGTCTGCTCTTGGGCAACTTGCTGTTAAGCGTTATGTTTATAAATTTGCGTATGATGCTGCCTCTGAGATGGAAGAAGATGAGCATGAGTGTATGATGTCTGCTGAGATTAATGACGCAATGATGGGAGATAGAGTATAATGGGTAAGATTCAAGAAGCAGTATTAGAGGGTGAGATTTTTGCGTGTGACCACTTTAACATTCCAGAGACAGAGTTTCTACTGAAAGCTGCTGCTGAATTTGGGATCGGTAGTATAGAGTTTCAGGCAGCTACAATTGAATGGCAAGAGATACAACAAGATTTATTTGAAATGTATGAAATAGAAGGAACACTACACTGATGGCAACCATATCTTTAACCTCTGATCAGATGTATGAAGTTGTAAAACGTGTGCTTTCTGATGACATCATTGAACTTTCTCTTATACCAGAAAAAGACGGGGCAGTCATAGAAGAAATATGGGTACTCTGGGCAGCACTTGAACATTATATGAATCAAGAAGCTCGTGTCAGATTACTTCAAGATTGGCCTCAACTAGCGGATATCATATTATAATGTCTACAGCAAACACAGTTTTAACCAATGTCGTAAAAGCAGGTAACGCCCTTGTAGGTGTTGGTTGTTACTCTGCTGTCGTACAAAAAGGTAACGACTATGATAAAGTAATTAAGATTGGTACTAATATGGATGATCCGTGGCTAGGGTACTATCACTGGATTGTTGCAAAAAATCAGGATAATCCTTTTGTGCCTAAAATTTACTCGCACAGAGAGTTTGAAGATTACTATATTACTATTATGGAACGTCTTGAACCCTCTACTTTGACTGATGAGGCGTGCTCTATCAGAGACCATATAATTGAGGGGAATATTGATAAAAAAGAACTGTTTGACGACTTTGTTGGTCACGGCTATAATGATAGAGATTGTAAATATATAGTTGACCTTTGTGAAGCAATTGTTATCCATACTGATGCTTTTACTGCGGATGACGAAGAAGCATGTCAATGGGAAGATAATTGGCAGGAGTTTACTAAAATTGACTTACACGACGGCAATTTTATGGAACGAGGTGACGGTACTATCGTTATTACCGATCCGTGGTGTAATGTCGATATGAGTGATATTGTATCGGTCGAAGATTGGGTAGAAACACATGGAAAAATTAATTACTAACGAAAAATTACCTCAAAGTTGGACAGTTATTCCTCCTGGGTATGAATTTGAAGGATCAAAGTTTCGTGTATCTAATATAGAACTCAAAGAGGATACTCTAGAGTTAGGCTATGATTTAGAACTAGAGGACGAGTCTTTAGATATAGATGAAGTTACGTTGACTGTTAACACTTTGATACTAGAAGCCGTTGGAAGGATGAGTGGTGACAAATAATCATGTGTCAATTCTACAGCAAGAAATTTTACTTGCGGAAGAAAAAATGAAGTACAGTATTGCCATGAAACCTATTGTGGTTTATATGCAAAAAAGAGTAGCTGAACTAATTGCCCAAGGAGAGACTGATGAC